ACTGTCCACGTTGAAGGAGTAGCCGAGGTCGGAGTAGCCGAGGATGAAGTCGATGAAGGCCTGCCGGCGCTGGATCTCCGTCTGCACCTCCAGGATCAGCTCGTCCCGCCGGCGAGTGTTGATCCGGACTCCGCGCTGCATGGCTTGCAGGACGGGCCAGAACATGGATTGCTGAAAGTCATGTACGTTCTGAAGGCCGAGCCGGCGGACTGTCTCCAACTCCACGCGCCCAACCTCGTCCGTGTATACGCAGTCGAGACAGTTGTAGTGCCAGAGCTGGTCTTCCTTCATATCCTTCTCCCAGTCCTTGCCTTCGTCCTTCCAGAAGACATAGTACTCAGAGTACATGCTCGCCTGGAAGGCGAGGGACTTGGGCATGTCGGAGAAGATGGAATGCTGGCTGATCATCGTGTCCTGCTCCACCCTCGGGACGAAGTGCCACCAGCGCCAGGTGTACTGCGAGTCGTAGAGGATATTCTGCCCCACTACTCGGACGTTTGGGTGGGTAAGGAGCGCGTGAAGGAGGCGAACGAGGTCGGATTCTTGGTCCAGATCCCAATATCCATCCCTCCGCTCAAGGCACATGAAAGGGATGCAGAGAGCAGCTGTATTGGACCAGCTGATGCCGGCGCAAGCAATATGTCCTGCACGAGTCTCGATATCAAAGGAGATGCGAAGCGGCTCACGGCGGTTGGAGGCAAGACCAATAAGAGATCGGAGAATATCTTCAGCCTCACTGAAACTAGGTCGGATGGTGAACTGGTAGGAGGGAGTCGGATAAGGAGATCCATCCTTAAAGCGTGCGGCTCGGCGGAGATCATTGACTGCAATAGCTCTCCAATCCCACTGTCGAAGGATGGCAGCAGGGTGGTATGTGGGAACGACCTTGATAGGGGCTCGCCCAGAATCGAGGTCGGTGAAGAGCATCGAGCCGCGCCACTTGGTGATTCCCCAGTGGCCGGTGAGCGCCCAAGTACTCGGGCCGCCCACTGTGATAATGACTTCCGGATTGACAAGGGCTATCTCCTTCCTTAGTTCCTCGAATCCGGAGAGGACCCGAGGGTCTACGAGCTTGCCCCTGAATGGTTTGAAGGTGGTAGGATCGACGCCGGCGGCTCGCCGGCGTTCGTCCTCCTTTGTGGGTTTCTTTGGGAACTTGGTCGAGTTACGGAGCCAGAGTTCGAACTTGTTCGCCGGCGGCCTTTCCTTGCAGAGGTTTGTGAGCCAGCACTCCGAACGAAGGATGCCGGCTTCGGAGAGCATCCGGTTCAGTTCGTGTCCGGAGGCGCCGACGAACGGCTGGAGCTGGCGCTCCTCGTGCTCGCCGGGCGCCTCTCCAACAACCATGATCCGGGCGTTCGGAGGCCCGCACGCCGGCACCTGAATGGCCATCAGCGGTCTCCTGGCGCTTCGTTATCCGGATACTCTCCTCGAATGGTGCGGGGCGCTAGCGCGTCGAGCCGGCTGACGGCTAGTCCGTAAGCGGCCTCGTCTAGCTCGATCCCCGTCGCCTTGCACTTGAGCGACTGACAAGCTGGAAAGATAGTTCCAGTCCCGCAAAACGGATCGAGTACGCTATCACCCGGCTGTATGCTCCTACGGAGCAGGTCCTCGTAAAGCGCGACTGGCTTCTGCGCTGGGTGTCCAAGGTTCTCATCTGAAGGGTAGCTGAGAACATCGCTGTAGAGCCTCGTAACGGGGCGGTCGCCCTTCTGGGCGTAGATGATCATTTGCCACTTTCGGATGGGTCCGGCGTCGGGCCAAGGGGCTCGGATGGCTGCGGGGTTGACCCAGATGAGGGGGGTTCGGAAGCACCGCCAGCCGGCGAGCTTGAGGTGGACTCTGATTTCTGCCCACCTTTCAATATCGCAGAAGAGATACAGGTGCGCTCGAGGTTTTGCAAGGCGGAACGAATGTTCCGCGAAAGCAGGTATGAGCTTAGCCCAGGCTTCATACGAATCGTCGTAGAAATGACCACCCGCAGTTTTCCCCGCTGAGTCAGAGAAGTCGTCTGCACTGATCCCGTAAGGCGGGTCCGTGAGAATAATGTCGAAAGACGCCGCTGGCATGTCTGACATAGCAAGAAGGCAGTCCGCTCGTTGCAGAGTGTGCATCGCTGCACTGAACGTGGCGCCGATGGCGGCTCCGAGAGCGGCGTGTCGTTGGGACTCTTCATGCCGTTTGAGGAGCTTGAAGGCTTCTTTTCTGGATGTTGCATTCTGGATCACCAGTGCTTTCTTCGGATCGCGCAGGGCGCGGCCGAGGATCATGTCTTGCCTGACGTTCTCTTGGTGCTGGCCCTCGGAGTTGCCGGCGACTTCTTCTGCGAGAGCGGCCGTCGTGGGCTGGCCTTCACCCCGGGCGGCAGCTTGTCGTGCCCGAAGATCTGCAAGTCGCGCAACTGCATCCGCCCGTTCTTGCCAGGTAAGATCCTCGCGACGTATATTCTCCTCAAGTTCAATTTCTTCGGCGTCCACAGGGTCAATGTCCCCGACGAAAGTGCAGGGCACATGTCCTTCAGGGATAATCTTTCCGTTGCAGGAAAACTCTTGGCCCAAGAAATGAAGGTGTTCCATAGCTTTGAGTCGCCGTTCTCCGACGACGAGCGTGTAGTCGTCGTCCGCCCACCTGACAACAACGGGGTGGATGACGCCGTTCTGCGCGATGGAGCCGGCGAGATCGAGTATCTTTTGTTGGTCAAACTGCCTCCTCTGCCTGTTCGGCTTAATAACTATCTCTTCAATCGGGATCACATAGAGCTGCATTGCGAGTGCCCTCCGTTGGATGCAGAAAACGGAGGGGGCGCAGGCCCCCCTCCGAGTATGGCGAAGTTAATCTTCCTCGTCGTCTTCCTCTGGTGGATCTTCCTCCTCGTCCTCCGGATCGTCCGCCGGCGGCCGCTCGTCAGCGTCGAGGATGTCGGTCTGGAGATCTTCCAGACTCTCCTCGATCTCTTGGAGCGGGGCGCCGGCGTGGATGGCGGAGAGAGACTCCTGAGCAGCGGCGAGCTGCCCGAGGAGCTGGTTGTGGTAACGGAACCAATCCGGCTTCACGTCCGACATGGAGCCTCCTTCAGACGATCTTTGCGATCGACTCAACTTCGTCGTACACCTCCCCCTGATAGGGGCGATTGCCGATGCGGCAGAGCACCTGCCGGTGCTCCACCATCGTCAGCATGAACGGCTCCCCCTGCTTGTTCATGTCGAGGGCGTCCCGGAGAATCCGGAGGCCGTTGTTCTTGCCGGGGGACATGTCGAGAGCGCCGCCTCCCTTCACGTCCAGCCGGAAGCTGTACCGAAGGTTCACCTTGTCCTGGCCTACCAGCGCCCGGACCTGCGGGTTGGAGGTGATATCCACCTCCACGGGGATCTCGCAGAACACGTAGACCTGCCCGATGTTGGACTCCTTCTTGCCCTCTGCTGTCCGGGTCGTCGGCGCTCCGAGCGTACCGGGGAAGGAGAGGCCGCCCGGAATGGGAGGCCGGCGAACATTCGCCTCGGTCAGAGTAGCACCGAGGAAAATGGAGGGATCGAATCCACTTGTCTGATCGTTCATATCTATCTCCGTGATTGGGGGCGAGTCTTAGGTTTTCACCGATGCAGAGAAACGGCCGCCCCTCGATTGCCACTTCTCTATGATGCTCTTGAAGTCCGGGTCGATGTTCTGCTTGACCGGAAGGTTCCGGGTCTTGAGGTCTGCCAGTGGCGAAGCCGTGTCCCAAGTCCACACGTCCTTGTTCCGCACCGTCAAGATGGTGTCGGAGAACATGGAGGGGATCTTCGGGCTGAGCTTCTGTCCCGGCACGGAGGTCATCAGCTTTACGCCTCCGAGAATATCATCCTGCTCCCGTTCGACATGGGCGATCAGGATGAAGTGACACTTGCAGCCGTCGCAGCAGTAGCGGATGAAGCGCTCGAGCTGCTCTTGCACGATCCCGTAGTCGGGCTTGTCGCGCACCGGCTTGTTTCCGACTTGCATCGCCATGACGAAGTTCGACAGCTCTGTGGCTCCGTCTATCACAATCGCCCTGTCCGGCCCCCAAGAATCGACCGGCCCGAAGTTCTTGCCGGTGCGCTGATCGTGGAAGCTGTTCATCACCTTCAGCAGCCGTTCGAAGGGATTGTTGGCGGCGCGGGTCATGTCTTGCATCTTGCAGAGGGCTGTAAGGGTGCTGCTGGCGATGATCTGCGCAGAGAGCGCCATCGCGCCGAAGCCTCCCTTCTGCCCGAGTTCGAGAGAGTGCCAGTGGAAGTTCTCAGGTATCGGGCAGTTTCCGTCCGTCCAGAATCCCAGGAGGCTCTCCAACCCCGTCCCGAGATTCAGGTAGAAAGTCTCCACTCCCGTATGGGGGAGGGTCCCGATACTGTAGGTCTTCCCAGTGCCCGCCGGCCCCTCCAGAAGGACATTCACTCCCGGCAGGAGGGACTGGCCCTCCGACGACACTATACTCAGATTCGGCTTGCTGTCCATGAGGCGAGTTCTCCAGATGTTTAACGTGAAGGTCGAACTCCCGCTGCTTGAGAGCGGGAGGCAGATAGTCGATCAGATCCCAGTCCACCGTCTGGGAGGCTTGGAGGTCGAGAAGGGAGCCTGGGACGACGCTGGGTAGCTGGCTCTTGCAGCCGGCACAGCAGTGGCCTTCCACGGAGAAGGCTTCCTGGCTGCCGTCCTTTCGGATGATAGCCCATACGTCGAGGCAGACGGGACAGACCTTGGCGCGGGAGTAGGGCGGCCAGCCGCGAGAGTCGGCGTCCGGTCTGACGATCTGGACCGCCGGCTGGCCGGAGAGGAGGACGGTGAAGATAGGCACGGCGAGATCCTTTGGGTAGTAGAAGTGGGCGATGTGGCGCGCTAGCGCCAGAGGAATCTTGGCGACGATGGCGGAGCCGGCTCGCCGGCGGGGAGACTTGGAGCTGAAGTGGGAGATGGATTGCTTCTCTTGGAACCAATCGCCGCCCTGCTTCGCATCGCCGTAGCTTTGCATCGGGAGAGGCGGCACGTCTCCCCAGAAATAGTAGGAGCTGAAGTGACCGTCGGCAGGGCCGACCCACGCCTGAGCGCCGCGGACATTCTCCACGACGAGCGGGATGTGACGGCCGGCAGCTGCGCTCGCTTCCTGCTGAATCCGGAAGGGAGCCAGGAAAAGGGTGTTGTCGGGGGGAGGCAGCGCCTTGGCGCGCTTCCAAGGCATGGCTCGGTAGGAGTAGGCTTGGCAGGGCGGGCTGGCCACAATGAGGCTCGCCTCGGAGAACTGCTCGCCGTGAAGATCGAGCACGTTCTGGATGACGAGGCGAGCGGGGTACTTGTGCTCCCGGAAGCGGTGGGCTTCTATATCGAAGCCCACCACCTGATAGCCCTCCCAGAGGAGGCCCTCCGCCCACCCTCCCAGACCGCAGAAGAGGTCTATGGCCAGAGGGCGCGCGCCGGACTTCCATTTCGTGATCACATTACTCACTTAGGTTCGTCGTCGTTCCGCTTTCCCCACACGAGCCGGATGAGATAGAAGACTGACATCCAGAACAGCATGGTCATCCAGCGACTCTCGAACAGGCCTTCGAAGGGTAGCCTCACAGCTTGATCTCCTGTCGGGTGACCGGGTCCCAGCGCCGGCGCTCGAAGTACTGCTCGAGCCACGGGCCTTCGTCCTGTGCTTTGCACACGGTCTTGAACCCGCACCCGCCGTAGTGGGAGCAGGAGTTGTCCAAGTTGTAGCGCCACCGCTTCGTGCGCCAGCAGCGGATAATATCGTCCAGCCACTCGAGGAGTTCTCCGTACCAGCGGTCGACTTCGAAGTCGGAGAAATTGACGATCGCTTCCTGCGTCTCGTATTTCGTCTTGAGAATCGAGGTGCCTCGGATCAGAAAGCCGGCGACCGGGATGCCGTCCGTCCGGAGGCCCCACGTGTAGCCGAGGAACTGGCTTCGGAGATCCCACTGCCCGGACCAAGACGCGCCGAGGGACTTCGTCGTTTTGTCGTCCTCGCCGTAGATGGCGTTGGCGTAGTTCACCACCATGTCGGCTCGGA